GTACGACTCAATCCGCCAATCATGTGAATGAGTCCAAAGCCATAAAATCCTAGTCCTGGCAGAAACTTGAAGTGGACGAAATATTGGATCTTATTTTTCTTTAGATCATCGGGCGCATAGTTTCTCCGTATGGAGAGAACTAATCGGCTACCTTCTTCAACAGTTACGATGTAAGGTAATTTTATTCCAGTCGGTTGTCCGTCTGCACCGACCTCTTCAAAACCCTCTAAGTCTAAATTAACATGACACTCTAATAAAGTATAAACAGGTTCGTTCTTACCAGTTTTTTTACTGCCTTCAAGGTCACGTTCTTTTTTTTCTAATTCATTTTTTTCAACACTACCTGGTGGTCCTAACTCTACGTCTCTATAAAAACCACTGACTTGTTGTTTTCTTAATTCGTTTTCAGATATTTTAATTGTATGAATAATCGCTTCCGCATCGTCTAATGAGGTAGCCGTGTACGGAACGATTAATTCATCTGCTGGTACAAACTTCGATACAGCTCGTCCCAGGTTTACATCATAGTAAACTTTTTTAAATGTTGATCCAGCTAGTGGTAGATGAAACAACATAGAATCAAACTCAGCTTCGTATTCTTTCATTTGATCCATAACTAAATAATTCATAAAATCTTTTACACGTTGTGCTTGCTGTTCTGTTGCAGGATTTTTTACACCAATAATTTGTGTTCTAACTGGTCCATCACTTGGTAATAATTCTTTGTATGCTTGTGCTTGGAATTGTGTAACAGCTTCTGCCATCACTGGATGTGTTGCACCTGAAGCTCCTTGAAATGGTTCTGTTCTATTTTCGTATTTAAATCCTAAAAGATCTAAACCTTGTATGTACCCTTGCTCCCAATCTTTTCTAGACGCTTTGTAGTCCATATAATTTTGCACCATCTCGTTGCCGATTGGTTCTAACACATCGTCCGGTAAAATATCTGCAAGATTGTCAAAGTGTGATTCGGTTCCAGGCACATTGATTGCTCCTGGTTCAAAGTCTAATGTTACACCACCATCTTCTTCTGGTATAACTTCTATTGGTCCTTTTTGCTCTTCTGGTTCCTGAACGGCAACTTCTTGTGCTATCTCTTCTTCTGAAGGGACATCTAATTTAGTTCTAGTGTTCGGGAGTCCTTTTTCTATTTCTGCCATTTAATACTCCTATCCTTTCTTAGCACGTTTAAAGATACCTGGCAACCCCTCGTCTCCATGTGGAGTAGGTCCTGATATTGGTGGTGGGCCTGATTTTTTTCCAATCAATCCGCCATCTCTTGCACCTTGAAATGCAAGAGCAGACTGCTCGGCTCTTAACTGCTGTCTTTGTTCTGGTGACATTGCTTTTAATTCATCCATTCTTTTTTTAGTAAACTTACCTGCTTGATACAAACCTTCTGCACCTAGCGATGCAATACCAAGCGGTGATGCAATTCTTGCTACTCTTGCAGCCATAGCAGGAGTTAAACCTAAATTAAATATTCTTTGTGCAGGTCCCAACTTTGCAGCTTGTTTTACAAGTTGTGGTGCAAACGCAGCTTCTGCTGCAATACTTGCTCTATCAATTGCAGACGTTGGGTCTATACCAAAACCTGCCGTTAATCCTACAACACCAAGTGGTGTAGGTAGACCTTTAAAAGCTTCTTTTAAAACACCTGGACTAAAGAAAGGGTTGGCTCCTAATTGAACTCCTCCTGCGCGTCTAACATCTTTAGTAAGTTCTGGTGCGATTCTCTTAGTCATGTCGATCAAAGTTTCTCTTTGACCGTATGGTGTATTTTTTAATCTTACTTCTAAGTTAGGAGGAACTTCATCTAAATATTCTTTTACTGCTGCTCGTCGTTGAGCAAAATTTTTTGCATTATCAAATTTTCTATTAAGAGTTCTTCGTAAAGCATTTTCTCTCATGTTTTCGGTAGCGACTGCAAATTGAACATTAAAAGCGTTTCTCCCTCTTCCTGCTGTATGGTGTATATGCATTGGAGAAAACACAGCTCTGCTAGTTTCACTTAATGGATCATAAGCTTTATTTACTTTTAAATTATATTTATCTCGAAGATCTGGATTTTCTTGTATGAATCTTTTCTTTTTATATTCTTGTAAGGCTGTTTTAGAATCTATACGATATAGTTGTTTATTATCATCAACATGTTTTAAAAAATTATCATATGTTAAAACTTTTGGATTTCCTTTTTTATCCACAACATTCGTATCTATAAGTTCGATATCGAAAACACTTTTAGTATCTGTCGGTCTAACCTGATTAGGATTTTTAAATTTTATATGTGACTCTGCAAGTTTAGGTCCTTCTCTATTTTTTAAAAATCCCTGATGTCGTTGTGCATTGTCCAACAAATCTCTCCAGAATAAAGCTTTTGGTTCTGGTTTTTTACCAATGTCATAAGGAAACTGTCTTTTTGGTTTAGGCAAAGTTTTTTTTACTCTAGTATCATATAATTTTTTTATTTCTTTAGCGGTTCTGCCTTTTTCTAAAGATCTTGCTCTATTAACAGCTTTTCTAACTTGATCAATATCACTACGATCTACATTTAATTTCATCCTATCTGCTTCTTTAAGAATAAATTCATCATCAAATACTTTTGGTCGAGTTGTAAATAATTTAGCCTCTATTCCTAAATCTCTACGTATTTGATTTACTCTTCTAGAAGTAAAAGACTCTCCTCTATCTTTATATTTTGTATTTTTATTTAAGTATTCTGCAAACTCTGCATCAGATCCAGTTTTAACTGGTTTAAATTTTTTATACTCTTGTTTAAATTGTGTTTTAGTTATTGATTGTTTTGCTTTTTCTTTTTTAATTTTTTTTCTCTCCTCTATTTCTCTTTTAGCTTTTGCCTCTTTGCTCTCTACTCCTGGTGGTAATCTACCTGGAGGAGTTGCTTTTTTCATATCTGGATTTACTCGGCTCATCATTTTTTCAACGACACCTTTATCCTTAAATCCAAACCTATTAGCAATTTCAAATAAACCAGGTCTAAATTTTCCCTTAAAATTTTTTATATATTTTTTTAATCCTTCATAATCACCGGTAGTTTTTGGATTTACAGTTTTAATTCCTGATCTTCGTCTTCTTGCCTCAACAGAGTCTGTAGTATTTTTATTAGTTTTATATTTTTTATTTAAAAATTCAGCAAACTCTTTGTCGGAACCTTTAAATTTTGCGTATTCTTTTTTAAAAGTTTCTAAAGGTGGTGTGCCTACAGAAAATCCAATACGACCACCGTCAGCTTTTGGATTACGTTTGTTAAACTCGTTAAATAATTTTATTTCTTTGACTCGTGGTTTTGGATCTGGTCTTGCAACATCTGATGCAAACTTAACTTTATCTTTGACACCTGATCGGAGCATATATGCCATCATCTGTGCTCTATCTTTTGGATGCATTACTCTCCTAACATTCTAGCGATACCACCACTTGCTTTTTTAATTGGTGGTGCAGATTTTGTAGCTTCTTTTATAATTTCTGATACGTCTTCAATTCCATCTTCAACGTCTTTTAATTTACCCTCTCTATCTGGTCTTATAGTTAATTCTTCATACTCGTCTGGCACAAAACCATCTTCTGTTTGTCCGCCTTTTTTAAATCTCATGGACTCTTCTTTGTAACCAAATTCACCCATGTCATCTGTTTTTGTAACAATAGTTTCTCCTGGTTCACCAAATGCGTTTTCTCTTAACTCATAATTTTTATATCTATAAGTTTGTTCAAGCCTTCTATCAGCAACTGCATCATCAACTGATTTTCCAAATCTTTTAATTTTATCAACTAACGCAAAGAAATAATCTGGAGCTTGTTTAACAGTTTCTTTAACTGTCTCGATCGCTTCTGGCGCTTGTTTACCAAGACCTAGTAATCCTGTTTTAAGTGCACCGATACCTGCACCAACTCCCGCTGCTGCTTTTAAAAATTTACGTCTTGCAAGATCTACAAGTTTACCTTTTGAAAATCCTGCACGTCCACCTTGTGCAAATTCATCTAAATCAATATCTTCTAATTTATCTAAATCAAATCTTCCAAATTTTTTATCAGTTAAAGCTGAGTATGCCTCATCGTAAAGGTCTAATCTTTCTTTTGTTGGAAGATCATCATACACTTTACCCATTCGTGTCGCTAACTCTTCTGCAACAAGTTCTGCATCAACTTTTCTATCACCGGACAATCCTGGTGATACATTGTCGATTGCATCCTCAACCATTTTTTGTTTTGTTTTTATTCTAGCAATACCCTCTTTGTTGCCTTTGTCTAATCTTTTTTTAATTTGTTCATCTGTTTCTTTGAATTCTTTGCCACCCATAATTTTAGCACCCTTTGGTATTTCTTTACCTTCTAAGTCAAACACTTTTGCTTCTGGTCTAGATGGAGTTGTTTCTGTTGTAGGTCTAGATTCTAATCTTTTAATAACATTTTCTACTTGATCAGCATTTTTTAATTGAGTTGGATCGATACCATTCTGCATCAAACGTTGTGCTGTGATCTGTGTGTTAAGTTCTACTAAATCTTTTTTAGGCATTGTTTGAACGATTCCAGTCTCACCTTTCGCCTTCATCATCGTTCTCATCACCCATTGATAAACTGCTTTTAATCCTGTTACTGCCATTAATAATAATTCCTTTTCGGTTTCTCTGCCTTTTCATCCACGTAATCTTCAGGGTGACCGATCAGACCGCCCTGTCTGAATCGCATAATCGCTTGTGTCGTAGAATCCACAAGGTCATCATGATCGCCATATGGGAATGCCGCGCACTCTTCAATGACTTCCTCAGCAAATTTTTGCTCAGGACACCATATCATACCAGATTCAAACAAAGGTGCAACAGCATTTACACGGGCATGCTTGTCGTTTCCTTTTGAGGGTGTAAAGTTCACGACCGGTATATCCATCTTTCTCAGCTCGTACGTTAATGGCAAACCTGATGCTTTTGCCTCAACAATCACCGTTTCAGGCTTCCAGTATTGATATTGCTCTAACGCCAAACGTCTAAGTTCAGGGAACTCGTACCTGCCTTTGATAGCATCGAGTAAAATTAAATTAGCGCCTTCGTCCTCTGATGGATAAAATATACCCCAAGTCGTGATTGCACTATAGTCAGCAGTTTCTTTTTTTAAAAATGCTGTGTCGTAAGATTGTATAACGTGATGTAGTTCGGGTATATCTTCGTGCGTATACTTACGCCACCACTCACGTTTTAATATTGCTCCTTCTTCTGCTGTTGGATTCTGCATCCACTGCGCATTCCATTTGCCCGTGGGCAGTGTTGCTTGTACCTTTTCTAATTCGTCTAACTTCCAATACTCCGGCCATACAGGTTTAGCGTTCTTTGATCCGTGGTCCATGATCGCTGGAAATTCGACCACGTGCCATTGATCAGCTTTTAATTCCGATTGGTTTTTAACCAACATACCTGTTAAATCTTTTGTGTTCCAACGAGTCATAACCAAAACAATCTTACCACCCGGTTGTAAACGTTGTCGTGGACCTGATGTATACCACTCGTAAGCTGACTCCATCGCTGTAGGTGATAGTGCATCTTGTTCCGAATGTGGATCGTCAATGATCAGTAGGTCCGCTCCTCTACCTGTTATCGCACCACCTACACCGGCTGCGAAGTATTCACCACCTTGTGATGTCTCCCAACGTCCCGCTGCTTTAGAGTCTTCTTGTAAAGTTGTTTTAAAAATTTTTGCGTAATCTTCTCGGTCGATTAAATTTTTTGCTTTACGACCAAATCGTATTGCTAGTTCTGCCGTGTGCGTTGCTTGAATAATCTTGAGCTTTGGATCACGGCCCACCATCCATGCTGGCAAAAGATAAGATG